CTCAACTGGGTCTTCCGCTCCTGGATCAAAAATTATTCGTCAGACTCGTAGATACTTCCGATACCAATCAGGCAAGGGCATTCAGTTCTCTACTGGATCTATGCTAAAACCAGTATTTTCAGTAGATTTAATTTCTTCATCTAGCACAACAGTTACTGTAAAAACTAGATATGAACATTTCCTTGGAATTGGTGCACAGGTTACAGTAGCAGGTGCAACTCAAACAGCATATAATGGAACTTTTACAGTTACAGCAATTACTGGACCTAAAGAATTTCAATACACCGCATCTTCAGTTCCTTCAGCAACTCCAGCAACTGGTTTCCCTATCACAGTAGCACCAGTTTCCTGGTTTGGTGGTCAGACAAGAGTTGGAATGTTTGATGACCAAAATGGATTCTTCTTTGAATTTGACGGACAAACGATGTGGGCAGTAAGACGCTCCAGCACGGATCAAATTTCTGGAATTGTTGCAACAACTCAAGGTTCTCCAACAATCACTGGTACAGATACTAGATTCTCAGAGCAATTAAGCCCAGGAGATAGGGTTGCCATTAGAGGTCTAACCTATACTGTTCAATCAATTACAAGCAATACAGAAATGTATGTATTCCCAGAATACCGTGGTCAGACAGTAACCTCTGGTGGAATTGTAAGTAAAGTTGTCGATACTAAGGTTCCTCAGTCTGATTGGAATATTGATAAAATGGATGGAACTGGTCCATCTGGAGTAACCATAGACCTATCTAAAATGCAAATGTTCTACATTGATTACGCATGGTATGGTGCAGGTGCAATTAGATTTGGATTTAAAGACGAGCGTGGAGAAGTTGTATATTGCCACAGAATGACACATGCAAATGTTAAAACAGAAGCTTACATGCGTTCTGGAAACCTTCCATCACGTTATGAGGCAGCAGCGGATGCACCAGTTACAAAACTTTCAGCATCACTTTCAAACGTTGCTACCACTATGTCTGTTAGCAGTACTTCAGGATTCCCAACATCTGGAACCCTTTCTGTTACAAAGGCTGGAAATACTGGACAAGAAATTGAATATATTTCTTACACAGGAAAAACAGCAACAACCTTTACAGGTCTAACAAGAGCCCTAAGCAACGTAGTCATTAATCCAGTTTCTGGTGATACTGGTGGAGGTAATGGAACTGCACAATCATTTACTTATTCAGCAACTGCTCCAGTAAGAGTAGACCTGTATTCTAGACAATATGCAACTGGAACAAGTCACTGGGGATCATCTGTAATTATGGATGGTGGATACGATGATGATAAGTCTTTTGTATTCCAGGCAGGTATGAAAACTGGTGTAGTTGTACCAAGAAGTACAACAACAAGGTCTGCTCTTATTAGCTTAAGACTTGCTCCATCTGTAGATAATGGAGTGGTTGGAGTTCTTGGAGAAAGAGAGCTTATTAATAGAATGCAGCTGACTTTAAGACAAATGGATGTTTTAAGTCTGGTTGCAGGAACTGCTGGAAATCCAGGAGCTTTCCTTGTAGAACTTATATTGAATCCAAAACTTAATACTGCATCTGGAAACACTTGGACAAATGTTGGTGGATCAAGCTTGGCTCAAGTTTGTTATCACGCAGCAAACACAACTTTGGTTGGTGGAGAACCAATCTTCTCCTTCTTTGTATCGTCTCAGTCTGGTGAAGCAAACGTTGTTCAGCAAGATCTTAGTTTGGTTAGAGATTTAGGAAATTCAATTTTAGGTGGAGGAACAACAAATGCTACTTCAACAAATGAATTTAATATTTATCCAGATGGACCAGACATTGTAACAATAGCAATCAGAAACCTTTCTGGTTCTGGTGTAACAAGTGCTACGGTTAACGGAAGGCTTTCTTGGACTGAAGCCCAGGCATAATAGGAGGAAAAAGTGGGACTTAATAAACTAAACCACCTTTACTCTACTGAGCCATTAACAGTAGATTCTTTACTAGCCAACAATGATATTACAATTATTGATGACCTTAGTATTTTTGGAGAGACACTTCTTGATGGATTATTAGGATCTTCAAATCAAGTTCTTAAGGTTAATTCTGCTGGAGATGGAATAGAATGGGCTACACTTGATGCCCTGCCATCTCAATCTGGAAATTCTGGAAAGTATTTAACAACAGATGGCTCAGCAGCCTCTTGGGGAGTTTTAGACCTATCTTTTAACGCAACAACGGATGCAATACTTTCTGGTATAACTATTAATGAAATTGCTTATCCTGCAACTACTAGACTAGAAGTAACTCAAGCAAGTATGGCTTACTTAATTAATAATCAATACTCAGGAAATAATCCAACAATATATGCAACCGCTGGAACTACAATTGCTTTTAACTTAGATGTAGAAGGGCATCCATTTTTAATTAAAACTGCCTCAGGTGCAGCAAACTATGATACAGGATTAATTCACGTTGCTACAGATGGAACGGTTAGCACAGGCTCTGCTGCCCAAGGTAAAATATCAGGAACTTTATATTGGCAAATTCCTTCTAGCATAAGTGGGGAATATGCATATCAATGTCAAATTCATAGCGGAATGCTTGGAGTAATTACAATATCATCTCCATCATCTTCAAATATTGGAGTAGCAACTGGAACTTCTTTAAATACAACTGGAAATGTTATAAGCCATGTTGATATTTCAACACCTACATTTACATCAAATGCTTATTATTTAGTAGAAGCAGACGATGGAAAATTATTGATGTTAGATAATTCAACTACTGCCGCAACTTTGTATGTTGGAACAGATGCAACATGTAATTTTGCTATTGGAACTCAAATAACCATAGTTCAAAAGGGAGCTATTGCTGGACAAATAACTGTTACTGCAACCACGCCTGGAACTACTACAATAAATGCAACACCTGGTAAAAAATTAAGAGCACAATGGTCTTCTGCTACTTTAGTTAAAACCGCAGCAAATACATGGGTATTGATGGGAGATTTAGTAGCTTAACATGAAATTTGTTAATATTATTCCATCAGTTTCTAGAAGAAAGATTTTTAAAGACACATTTGATAGAGCTAATACGACTGGATCACTTGGAGCATCTTCTGATGGAAGTTTGTGGAGTGCAATAAGGGGAACATTTACAGTTTCCGCCAATAAAGCAGTATCTGTAGATGCAGCTAGCTCATATCCAGCTGCTACAGTTGATATGAATACTCAAAACGTTTCAATATCTATTAAAGGCTCTACTCAAGGAAGTACTGCAGCACTATGGGTTACTGACAGTGGGAACTGGTTTGGAGTTGGAGTTGATCAAACAATGGTATCTGCAGCTACTTTAAGTGCAGGAGAAAGAGCATTAATAAGCTGTAATTGCGGAACTTGCGAAGTGGCAGGAAACTGTGCTTCACCATCCTATCCGTGTTCATCACCATCCTATCCTTGTGGATCACCATCCTATCCTTGTGGATCACCATCCTATCCTTGTGCTAGCTGGAGTTATAATTGTAATGTTACAGGAAATAGATACTGTAAAGCTGACTGGTATAGGTGTGCAAATTATGCTTATAACTGTAACGCTTACAATAAATCAGGATATTGTAAATCTTCATGGTATAGGTGTGCTGCATATGCCTATAACTGCAATGCTTACAATGCTGGAAACTGTAACAATTCTAGTACCTATAATTGTACTGGTGGATACTACTACGCCTGTGGAGGATATTACTATGCCTGTGGTGGATATTTCTATCAATGTGACGGAGGAGTATACTACTACGCTTGTGGTGGAAATAACGCAGTCACTTTTACTGAGTGTAACTGTCAAACTTGTTATCCACAATATGTTAGATTTATTCAATCTGTATCAAATACTGTAACTCAATTAGCATCATGGATGGTAGCAAGTGTTATTCAATCATTTAAAGTAGTAACTTCTGGAACTTCTGTTACTATAACTCCTTATTCAGATACATCTTTGGCTACACAGATAGGATCAAACCTAACACACACAGCAACTGGAATTGCAATTAATGCTAGATATGGTATAATGGTAAAACCTTCAAGTTACAACCAAGGAAATTCAATAGAAGAAATAACGATAGAAAGTTTGTAAGGAGTTAATATGATTGATAAAACTTTACCAGAAATTCCAAGCTTAAACTATCCAGTAGTTGAGCAAACGCCAAATCACGAGTTTGACGTTGCTATGATTATAGATGGCATTGTTTTTCAAATAATTAATATGGACGGAAATACTGCAGCACAATACTTGTCAAACCCTACCTTTGTTCAAATATTACCTGGACATGCAAAAATTGGATGGGTTTATCAAGATGGAGAATTTTTACCACCATCAAGTTTACCAGGACTATAAGAAAAGAGAATTTTTATGAAGCTTATAAAGTTTACTTCCATGTTAGATGATGGAATTGGAGCACCAGAACCTATTAAAAAATTTATTCCTGATTGGTATAAAAAAGCTGAGACGTACTACGTTTCCGAATCAGACAATATTTCAGTAGAAGATGGAACCCAAGAAAAAATGGCAGGATTAAAAACCTGTGTACCATTTTTAGACTGTATGATTTCTGGCTATGCAATAGTGACACCTTTTGATATATTTATTGGAAAAAATGACGATGGGACTCTTGCAATAAAGTGGAATGGTCCAGATTCTTGGAATGATTATATAAATGAAAGACCAAAAGAGTCTGGATCAACAATGCCAAGACCAACGGGTCATTATCCAAATCATTTAGTTTGGTCAAATAGGTGGGGGTTTAGAGCTCCAAGAGGATATAGCGTACTTATCACACATCCATTAAATAGACACGATCTTCCATTTACAACTCTGTCAGGATTAATAGATAGTGATAATTTTTGGGCTAATGGAAACCTTCCGTTTTTTATTAAAGAAGATTTTGAAGGAATAATTCCAAAAGGAACTCCAGTTGCTCAAATAATTCCAATAAAAAGAAAAAAATGGAAAATGATAAAAACTCAAGGTTATAAAGACATTTATAATAAGCAAGGACTTAGGGCAAGAAAAAAAGAAACAACTTATAAGAAAAAAGACTGGGTAAAGAAGGTTTTTGAATGATGTTTAAAAAAAAGCACGAACATGATGGACTCGTGTATATGAGTACCTTTGACTTACTTAAAAAAGTTTTTAAGAAAGAAGATAGGTTTAAAAATAAGAAAA